CGGTACATATGGAGCATATACAGCACCACTTTCTAAGAACTGTCCACCTCTAAAGCCCATAAGGATTGTGTTTTCAGTTACATAAGGGTTTTTGTATACTTTATATCTACCATTTAATTGACCAACTCTCTGTACACCAAATGCAAATTCTGCTGAATCGCCATCAGTATTAGCTGCATATCCTGGAATAGATTCTAAGATAGTAGCTACAGAAGGAGAACATACTAGGAAGTTTGCTCCACCTCTTAATGTTTTTTGGTGAATCTTGTTAGATACTTTTTGGATTTTAGTTCCTAAAGTCTGGAACCACTGTCCTTGAGTATTGTAAAAATCAGAAGAAGACTGAGCCCATGCTGATCCATTCCAGATCTTATTGTTGTCAGCTGACCATCTCTCAGTTGTTCTAGCACCTGCAATTAGCATGTCTAAAATTTCTAAGTCAATTTCCATTGAAATGTACTCACTTAATAAAGAAGTAAGTTCAGCTTCAGCGTCAATTGAGTGATAAGCGTTAAGATCTTGAGCGAATTCAGGAGTCCACTGTGCTTTTAATTTTCTAGTCTTAGCAACTACTGCTTCAGATTTTAACTCAACGTTAACTTCTGGGATAGAAATAGAACCATCAGTTGATAGTTGGTCTTTACCGTCTTCAAAGTCACCTCTTGAATTATCAGCAGGTTGTTTGTGATAGTGAATTTTGTAGTCTCCACCTGTTACTAAACCTGTACTAGATACAACAAATACTATGTTGGCTCCAGATAATACAGTTAGGTCTGGGTTAGAAGTAAAATCAGTACCTGAAGAAGATACTAATCTAAATGCTCTTACACCCTCTGGATCGAATCCAGGAATGCTACCTGTACCGATAGTTACTGTTCTAAAGTTAGCAGGGTCTTTATCAGCATCGTAATTTAAAGATGCAGATGTAGCAGATCCTGTAGTTTGAGAAGTTACTGATCCTGTAAAGTGGTTGATAGAATATCCGAATTGACCAGAGCCATAAAGACCTCCAGAAGCATCAGTATCTACAGCCATTTTAGTTCCAGCTTCAGTTACGTTACCGTACATGTTGTTACCATTTCTGTTTTGAGCACCATCAGTAGATCCATATTTGAAATCTAGATAGAATACTAACCCAGAAGGTAAATTCATTGGTTGAACAGAAACGAAGTCTTTAGAAGAAATCTGTGCGAATACCTTTCTTACAAGAGGTAAAGCTACACCAGCCCACTGCTCACTTGCAGTAGAACCATTTCCAATAGCACCTGTTCCCGTACTAGATTGCTCTGCTACGATTTGCTTTGCTTGATTTTCTAACATGATAGACATGTTTGAAGAGTCTTTTTCTCCTAATCCTTCAAGCAATCCAGAAGCAGACCATTTGTCAGCTAAACGAGCCGCATCAGCTTGTAATGCTTTATACCCGTTTGCACTTTCTAAAAGGTTGTTAATTTCCATGATTGAAATGTGTTTTTTTAATTTTAATAATTTGATTAAATAATTCCAGCTAATTTTTGCATTCTCTTAACCGCATCAGATACTTCAGCTATAACTTCTGGCTTACTTGCAGTAGTTCCAGTAGCTTTACTTGCCATACCTAATTTCGATTCTTTAATAGTAGTAGATTTTTTTACTACTATATTTTCAGAAACTGTTTCAAAAACTAACTTAACTTCTTTTACCGTTTCGGCTTTATCGAAAGCAGCAATAATGTTAACTTTTTGTGACTCATTTAAGTTATTAGACTTAAATACTTTATTCACATACATTAACTTAGCATTAAGTAAGTTAACTTCTTGTAGTTGGTTTTGTAAAGTTTCAATAGTTGCTAAAGCTTCGTTTAATTCAGATACTTCTTCCTTAACCTCTTCTTTAACTTCTTCTTCTACTTCTTCAGAAATTTCTTCTTCTACACCTTCTTCTCTAGTGTTACAGTGAGCTTCTTCCATTTCTTCTTCACCTTCTTCAAGAGTTTCTAACTCTGCTAATAATTCGTCTAGATTAATTTCTTCCTCTTCTGCACCAGCTTCCATGTCTCCCATTTCTGCTCCTGCATCCATATCAGCATTATCTAGCTCATCACCACCGTCAAGACCCATCTTTTCATGTTCTTGAGCAATGATGTCACGAATAAGATCTTTAAGGTCATCAACTTCCATGTCTTTAACCTCAATTTCTTCTTCGTCTTCTGCTTCGTCTTCAGATTCTTCTGAATCAACCTCAGCATCGGCATCAGCTTCTTCCTCAGCTTCATCCATTTCAGAGTAATCGCCTTCTTCCACGCCTTCTTCTTTAGTATTACAATGAGCTTCTTCCATCTCTTCGTCGTGCTTACCTTCTTCCATCTCTTTGTCGTGCTTACCTTCTTCCATGTCTTCATGTTTTCCTTCTTCAACAGTTTCTTCAACAGTTTCAGTAAGTTCTTCGGTAACTTCTTCAGATTCGTTTACTACTTCTTCTTCTACAGAGGAATCTTCCATCTCTTGAAGTTTAGCAGCTAACATATCTTTAAGATGAGGAGTTAAAGTCTCTTCTAAAGCTTCTTTTGCGTTAGTAATAGCGGCTTCTCTAATAGATTTAGCTTCAGCAATAGCTTGCTTGAATAAATCTTTGTTTGCCATTTTAATAAATTTTTTGGATTTCTACGATTATTTTAATCGTAATAGAAAATAATATAAGTTTAATACAGTATAGATGACTGTATATTCGTATATAAATATATACTTATTCCGGAAAACTTAAGAATAATTTACTTTTTCTTATGAGGTTTAACTTGATCGTTAGGAATCATCTCGGTATATTGAGAGGTAAAACGTACTTTAGTTTTTTCTCCTTCTACTCCTACACGTATGCCAGTACCGAAGTAGCCACCTTTCACATCAAAAACGTCAACTAAATCTTTACCCTTAGCTTTATATTCATCATCTCTATGTCTATATCTATCAAATTTTTTCATAGCTTCTTCTGCTGAGATGTTTCCTAATTCGTAATTATTATGTATATAACGAATAACTTCTTTTTCATCACCATAAGGAATTCCTAAACCTCTATCTATTAACTTTTCTACCCTTTCGTCCCGTCCATATATGTTAAAAGGTATATCCATAACAATCGGTATACTAGGGTTATCTTTTTGATAGCCCATTATACGAGAGGTTTTCTCCCCAGGATGTGCTTTAAAATATTCTTTTACACCTTTCTTTTTATTTTCAGCTAAAAATTTTCTTAAGTCAAAGTTATCCATTTTGTTATGCTCTTAATATGTCGTTAATAATATTATTTAAATTTAAATATTTAGATACTTTACCTTTACCTTCATTTAATGATATAGGATTCATAAACGCACCGTGAGTAGATGGATTGGATACAAAATCCCAACATACTAATTCAAAATCAGGTTGTACTTCTAAAGTACCTTCATTTGTTTGAGATACTGAACCTGTACCTCTAGAAGATATTCCTATAGTATGTCCAGCTTTTATAATTTCTTTTACAATATTACCAGAAGGGGTATTAAGTAATTCAACCTTACCCATAAGGTCATCTCCATTCCAATATAAGTCTTTTACTATATGTGATGCATTTTTTAAAGATACTACAGCTGATTCAGGATGATCTAATTCGCCATATGCATTACCGTTTTTAACAAATTCATCCATATATTTAGAAACTTCACGCATCAGTAGTTTTTTTTCGTAAACTCTACCGTTTTGATTTTTTGCGCCTGCTCTTTGCATAACTCCTTCAACTTCAAAGACTCCAGGACGTTCCTTGGACTCTCTAAGGATAGGTTTAAACTTGGTTACTTCTACTAATAATTGTGACATCTTATATTAATTTATTTTCTTATACTATTTTAGAAGATAATTTTTCTATAGCAGTATCTATCTTACTTAATTCATCGCCGCTTGCTCCAGTTTTTCTGTCTTTTAATTTTTGAATTAAAGCTTTTACTTCTCTGTTATTTTTAGGAGCACCTATATTGAATCCTATATTATCTGAAGGATTAGTAGGCTCTTCTTCTAGTCTATCTAATCCGTCAGGAATATCATAATCTCTAGCAATTGCTCTTAAATATAACATACAATCTTCAGTACTCATAGCTCTAATTAATGCATCTACACATCCTTTAGCTCCTAAGTAATCACAAATTTTGTCAGCTAAATCGTGGCATTCAGGATCAAGTGTTTCGTTAACCGGCTCTTCAGCAGGTGCTTCTTGCTCGTCTCCTGAAAGATCTGCTAGTAAGTCCATAGCTCTTTTTAATTTAGGATTTTTCAATAAAGAAGCATTTTCTTTCTCAGAAAGCTTATTTACTAATCCTAATACTGCTGATGCAAATGTTTGTGGATTTTTAATTTGAGTAGCAAATTTAGTGAAAACTTGGTTAGGAATATTAGGCATTTCTACCTCGTTAATTTTACTTTCATTAAGGTATCTTTGCTTATTCCACTTATGTACGCTAAAATTATCTTTCATTTTATTTTTTCTTTTTAGTTTCTTGTAAAGTTCCGTTAACTGCAGGACGTGAGTATACTGTTTGTTTTTCTTCTAACTCGTCAGGTTGTTGCATTGTAGCGATATCTCTAGGACTTACTACTTTAACTTTAGGTTGATCTAGACCTTTAGTAAAACCATTTCTAATAGCTGGTCTTAAATCTTTATTAAATGCTTGCTCTATAGCAGGTGCTAAAAATCCTCCTACTTTTAATCCTTCTTCGTTTCTTATATCTCCTAAAGTATCGTATACTTTTTGTATTTTAGTTCTAGTTTTATCGTAATAAGATTCTATATCAGTTACTAAATCTTGAAGTGCTATGATAGCTTGCTTCATTCCTTCGAATCCTCCGTAAGTATCTGCCATATTAGCTAATTCTTTAGTAGCAGCTTCATTTACTACTCCTTCTTCTAATACTTTTTTGATAATAGATTTAATATTTTCTTTTACTACTTTTTCTTTACCCATTGCTTTTTTGATAGCTTTATCTTTAGCCGCCATGTAGTCATCTGAGTCTATATCTCCGTCACCGTCGTGATCTTTACCTTTCTTTTCTTGTAGAATGTCTTCTTCTAATTTATTATCTAAGAAGTTAATAACATCTCTTTTAGCATGCTCTATCATTCCTGGTTCGGTCATAGGTCCGTTCTTCCATTCTTCCCAAGCCATCATTAACATTTTACAAGCTCTTTCAAACATAGGTCCCATAGCTTCTACATAACCTCCAGTATCATAATCCATTTCAGTAACTACTTTACCTCCTTTAGATTTTGCTCTCCTTCCTTCATTGATAGGATCATCTCCGTGAGCAAAGCCAAATAAGTCAGCTTCTAATCCTGCTAAATCAAAATCGTATTTGTCAGAAATCGCTATAATCATTTCCATAGCAGCTTCTCTTTCGCTAATATCTCCATCAGCAGCTATATCTTGAATAGCTCTAACACACATATCAAATGCTCCTCTAGATTCATTTACTTCTTCTCCTTCAGCTACTGCTGGTGCAGGTTCTCCTGTTGCATCTTGTGCTGAAGAAGGAACTGCTTTAACGTTTGCCATTTGAGTAGCCCCATCAGCTGCGTTCTTTACTACAGTATAATAAGTTTCTAATGCAGCTCTAACTTGTTCTGGTAATTTTGCTGTATCTTCTTTAGGAAACAAATCAGCCATTACTTTTTGAACATCTTTAGCTGATTTTTCGAATCCTTTAGATATAGAAGATAGTTTAGCTAGACCTGATGCTACTTTAGGTTCGATATTCAATGCTTGTTTACCTTTTACAGCTCTACCTATATTTTTAAATGTAGTACCGATACCTGCTATAGCTCCAGAAAGTTTTGCATTAACAGATGCTAACGCTCTACCTAATAATCCTTCATCTATATCTTCATTCTTTTTTCTTTCAGTATTGCAATGGCCTTCAGAAATATCTGTTAAAGTTTTTCTTACAGCGTTTCTAAACATTTTTAAGAATTTTAATGCTCGTGCTTTGTCTCCATCTTCAATACTTTCTATAGCATTACCTAAATCTGCTGCTTCAGTATGATAGTTAACATCTGTAAAAGAATCAAAGAGTTGTTGCATTTTAGCTACAGGAGTACTTATTCTAATTCTCAAACCAGTTCTTAGCATACCGTTATAATCAAAATCTTTTGACCACATATCTCCTAATTGGTATACTTTTGTTTCTTTTTCTTCTTGACCATACTTTTTGATGTCTTCCATCTCTTCATCCGACATTTGCTCTTTAACAAACTTAGCTTTAGCTTTTTCAATATCTCCTTTTGCTAAAACTTTTACTATTCTTCGGCCTAAAGTTTCTAAATCAGCATCTTTTAATGAATGAGGTCTTTTAAATCCTTTTAAATATCCTTGACCTATTTCAACATAATCATGAGGATCAACTACATCATCTACTGTTTTAGCTATTTTTTCATTTAAATCAGGACCATATTCAAAATTTGCAGAAAAGAATTGTTCAAATTCGTCTATTACTGCTTGATCGTAATTAGGGCTATAACGACTTGGAAAATCTTCTTTATGAGTCTTTACAAAATCATAAATCATTTCATCGTCATCAGCATAAGGGTTATCATCTTTTTTCAGTGCTGCTTTTACATATGGTATTTCATTTTTTATTATTTCATCATTAAACTCATCATCATCAATATACATTTGTTCTTCTAAAGGTAATAAAATATAATCTCCATCTCTATGCTTTTTAACTTTAACCATTTTTTTAAGCATATCAACAACATCGTCTTTTTTGAAACCTAATCCTTTTAAAGCATCTACTAGTGGTTCTAATCCTGAAGCTCCTCCTTCTTTAGAAAGAGTTTGTTTAATAACTTCCATAGCCTTAACAAAATTTTCATCTGAAACTTCTTCTTTAAGTTCAGCTTTTTTCATTCCATTAAAAGTATCTACTTCATTTCCTTTTTTAACATCAACCATTTTATCGTGCTTGTCAACTTTGTTTGACTCACCTGCTAATAAGTTAAGGTAGTGCATTTCATCTTTTTCAAGATTTTTAATTGCTTTTGCTTCTGCTTTTTCTCTATCCTCCATAGATACAGTTCCTGCAGAATCAATACCAGCCATGTCTAATTCATAGTCAATACCTCTTCTTAATGTCTCGTCTGAGTACTTAGGAGTTGGAGAATCATATTCTTTAGTTTTTTCTTCATGCTTTGCTTCTGTTAGAATTCCTTTACCTTTAAGTATATCAACAGAATCGTTAAATCCATTATATGGAGAAAGAAATTGAGATAGTTCTCTCTTTGCATCTTTTACAAATTGAGATTTAGGGAATTTACCCTCTAATACTGCATTATATTTTTCTTGTATTGTTTTCATCTAAGTAATCAAACATTTTAGTGTTATAAGGTCTTTTTTTTGTTTTTGCTTTCTTGAATCCTAATTTTTCCATCTGCTTTGTAGCTTTATTTTTTCTGCCATCTTTACTAAAAGCATAAGGAGTTAGGTATCCTCCTACTCCCGATGTAGTGCTTAATTCTTCAAGAACTTCTCTAACCGCTTTAACTATTGTACCTTTTTTCATAATCCACGCATTTCATTTACTAAATCGTAGTATTGCATAAGGTTAACTAAATGGTTATCGTTAATTTTTTCAGTCTTTTTTAGAGGTTTAATTGCTTTGACTACCTCTTCTAATTTAATTCTAACTACATCGTCTTTAATTTTACTAGCTAATTGACTTACTTCTTTTTGAATTTTTTTTATTTCTTCGTTAACTATATTACGGAGTCTAGTAGTAGAGTCAACAGAAGTAATAAATTCTTTAAGAATATTTTTCTGTTCTGGTAGTAAATCTTTATAGTTATTATTAAATTTTTCTAATAATATTTTGTAAGTAAGTAATCTTAAATCTTTATCATACTTACCATATTCTTCTATCAAAGTATCTTTAACAGTATCTTTATCTATTTTAGATGAAGTTAAATGTTCAATAATTGTAAGTTTGTTATTTACTAAAAAAGTAGGACTTACTAAAGTTGAATTATTTTGAGCCTCTAATAAACAATACATAGCAGCAAGTGCTTTGTAGTCTCTAACTTGGATACCAAAAAATTCATCAACATTATAAAACTTTTTAACTTCTGATATTAATTTATACTTTTGTTCTTTGAGTGTTTTTTGATTCAACTTTCTAGATAGTTCAGTTATAGTTGAAACTACTGTCTCAGCTTTATTTTCAGCTAAGTTAGTATTTTTTAAAATATACTCATATAATTTTAGTTCTTTTGCTAATGTAGTATTACCTGCAAAGAACTTCTTTAGAATACTTAATGCTGGTGATTCTGCTTTAGACAGAGTGTCTGCTGCGATCTGCTTCACTAATAATTCGTAAATTAGACCAGTATTCTTGAATTTTGAATGTTTTATCTTCATAATATACGGTTCCTATATATAAATATGGGCTAGTTATCTAAATCTTTAAGTTGATTTTCGTCTAATAGTTTTGATTCTTTTTCAGATTTTTCTTCATAAATTAATTTCTTATCATCTTTAAAAGAATTTTTTATTTGATGGAATACTTTTTGAGCTGTTGTATTGTTACCTTCCATTACGTTTTCATTATCGGAAGGGAAGCCTCCATGCATACCATCTACACCCAATCTATCTCTTCCTCCTAAAGGATCATCATTAGTTCCGTATACAGACATTTTTTCTCTAGGTCTTCCTCCTTCGGGGCCTATTTCGCTATAACCAGGAGGTACTTGTCCAGGTAATCCACCTTTCTCAGTAGAAGTAGCTCTTCTACCGTACATAGAAGCTAAATCGTGTGGAGTACCGTAAGAACGTCCTGATTTAGCAGGGTCATTACCTTCTGATTCTAATTGACCTAATCTAAATATACGTTTAGAATCTTCTCTAACTAAATCTCTCATTTCATTGTATCCATCCTCAGACATATCAAATATAGTTTCGTATATATAATCTGTAGAGAATAATTTAGAATCTTTCATTTGGTTAGCTAAATCTATTTTTTCTTTTAATAGAGCTACTTTTTCTTGTTCAAATATTATAGAAGGATTAGTTAACTTAATTTCGAAGTTTGTTAAACTCTCTCCAGTAAACCCTTGAGTATATAAATGAACTAAAGCAATTTTAGTTAATTCAGATTCTAATATTCTTTGTATTCTTTCTACTGTTCTAGCAAATCTGATATCTTCAGCTGCTAATGTTGCTTTACCTTGTAAATCACCTTCAAAGCCAAAGTATGCTTTAGGTACTTTTAAAGCAGCAAATAATTTAGATTGTAGATAGGATATATCGTTCGTACCATCATAATCTAAACCTTTGGTAGTTTCTATTCTTGTAGAAGCATCTCCTCCTCTTACAGGTATATAGAAGTCTTCCATCATATTCTGCATATTAAACTTCAAGTTATATTGACCAGTTTTTGGATCAACATAAGGAGTTTTTTTCATTGTATTGATAGTCTTTTGCATAAACTGATCAACTTCAGCAGGAGGAATCGAACCAACATTAACAAAGAAAGTTCTCTTTTCAGGTGCTCTCATTATACGATGAATTAACATCGCGTCTTCCATTAATGTCAATTGCTTAAATATTTTTCTAGCTGGTTCAATATAAGATCTACCGTAAGGTAAGTAATTTGTATCAGACAGTAATCTAAAGTGAGCTACTTCGTAATTATCTAATGTTATAGCTTTTTGATTATGTTTTGGGTAATAAGTAGGATCTTGAGAAGCCATTATACCTTCAGGATCGATAGCAAATTCTACTTTACCAGGATTTTCTTTATCCATTCCTTCAAAACGAGCCATGTTGTAGACTGTGTAAGGAAGTACATTATAAACTCCGAATTCTTCAGCTATTTCTAATTTTAGAAAAAAGTCTCCGTATTTACACATATTTCTAGTCCATGACCATAAATTGAATTCTATATTTAATACGTCATAAAATAAGTTATATAATACTTTTTGAAGATTGTCGTCTGTAGATTTAATAGATAAAACTTCTCCTTTATCACTTTTAAGAGTAGCTTCATCTGCTAGAATATCTAAAGCTGATGCAATAATTGGATCAGTATCCATTGCTTCATAGTCAGAGTATAACTGTACTCTTAAAGTTTGGTAATTTAGATTAGGATTGTATAAATTTTTATTATTGTAAATATGAAGTCTAGTAAATCTATCAACTAATGAGTTAGTTTGAAAATTACCAGTTGATTGTATACGGTTTATATCAGCAACCTTTAAATTGTCGCCGCCAACGTTTCTTATAATTACATCTGATGAAAACAGTCTTCGCAGCCTGCCAAATAAAGAAGTATCAGCCATTAATGTACTATTTTGTTTATATATATATTATAAATAGGACTATTTAAGTAACCAGGAAATATCTTCCGGTCCATACCCATTATCTATAAGATACGGATTATTTTGCTGATTTCCAACTGTTCTCATAACTGCTTTATTTTTTGCATTTAAATTTTGAAAAGAAGAAAGCTGAGCTCTAGCTAGGTCCATACCTTGTTGTCTTAGTCTTAATGCGGTATCTCTTACATAAAGAGCAGTTGCACAAGATATTAGCAAATCATCGTTATAGTTAGTTTGAGCTTGAGGTTTACCGTTTTTCCATACAAAAACTCTCATCTCACCTAAAAGTCTTTTAGATTGTATGGTAACTCCTTTTTCCCTTATATACTCTATCATTTTAGCTATAACTAAAGGCCTTGTTCTTACCGACATAGTAAATCCAGGAACTAATTTATCTCTTTCATATTTAGTCATATATGATTCGACTGTTTCCATTTGAGATTTAGAACTATAATAAAGATTATTATATTGACGTTCTATTATCTGTTCTATAGTAGCCCATCCTATATTAGCATTTTCTACTACTAATAATGCATCATTATATTCAGACGCTATACCTACTAATACATTTCCAAAATCTTTAGGAGAAAGTTTACCTTTATACTCACCTACTTGTACACATCCGTCTATATCAAAAATATGAAAAGCTGAGTAATCTGCTGAATCACCTCTTGAAACGTCTGCTACTATCATATATGTTTTACTATAGTCAACTCCTTCCCAAATCCATAAATTACCGTCAACTCCTCTTTTTTCTAAAGGATCTTTTAAATATGTCTGCTCATAAAACATCATATCATCCGGTTCAAAAACAGTATCTCCAGATGCTAAAAAGTCACAGTCACATTCTTGACCAGCCATTCTAGGTCCTAAATCAGAATCTTGTTGATCCCTCCATGCTTGATTTCTTTCTGGGTGTACTGTCCAAGGGAGTTTGATAGGTAAAAAGCTATTTTCTCCTGCTTCTGCTTTTTCCCATGTTTGGTGAAACCAGTTACCAATACCGTTAGGAGTAGATAAAGCCATACATTGACCACCGGTAGCTAATGTTTGTTGTGCAGCTGTAAAGGTTTCGTCAATATTATCTATAAATGCTGCCTCATCTATTAATAATAAAGATACTGCTTCAGACCTTGCAGCGTCTGCGTTAGAAGATTTTGCAGTTATTTTCGAACCATTTTTTAATCTTAAAGATAATTTATTTTTTTCTATAGAAGGCAATCTTAACCATTTAGGTAGTTGATCGTACATAAACATAGTTTTCGATACTAAGTTACGAGCAGTAGCTTGAGTAGTCGCTAAAGCTAATACGTTTTTATCTTTATGAAATAACATTAACCATAAACTATATGCTGCAGCTAATGTTGATATACCTAACTGTCTTGATTTAAGAGTAATTATATAATCATGATCTCTGAATAAATGAAGTACTTTAGATTGAAAAGGGTATAAACTAAAAAGTATCCTACCTCTTGTAGGATGCTGTATATAGCAGTACTTTTTCATAAAGTACGCCGGATCTTTGGCGCACTTGATATATTCTTGTGCGATTATCTTTTTAATATTTTGACTCATAACTTTTAAAGATCTAGGTCGTTATAATCTATAGTAAGATAATTAGCTCTAGATGTTATTTTCTTTTTAACAGATACAGGTACTGTTCTTATAGTTATACCTCTTCCTGTGTAACCGTCTGTTTTAGTTGCTTTTGATGCATTTCTTTCAAACTGTATAATGGGTTGATCATCGTCATCAAAATCATCAACCTTATCATATACTTTAGTAGCAGTAATAGTTAATACTCCGTTCTCGAAATTAAAATCATCGTCTTCAAAAGTACGTTGTACTACTGATACTTTATCAGATCCAAATGCCATAGTTTCAAAATCTAAACCTGGTGCATTTATTACGTGAATTCTACCGTATGGTAAATTATTTTTAGGATTCATCATAATTAATACTCTAGGATTTTCTTTATCTGGAATTAATTTTAAATCGTCTCTTTTACCTTCATATGCATCACCCATTATTTTATGAAAAATATTACCATGAGTTTTCATTGCAGAAGACCATCTAAATGGACCGTCTTTTTTTATAGAGATACCTTTATCACCAGTTGAAGTAACAAGTTTTATATCAGCTTTTTTATTTCCTCCGCTTTCTCTACCTACTCCTAGAGCTCCAGTAACTCCTTTATACTCTAAAGATTTGTTAGAACCTTTGAAAGTAACTGTCATTTGTCCTTCAAGTTCAGCTCTTTCTTTTATTTTTCTAACTACAATATCTTCATTATCTAGCCCGGCATCACCAACAGAAGTTTGAGCTTTATGAATAATTTCTATTCCTTCAGGTGTTTTGAATCCTCCTGCGCTTGAACCTTTTATTAGATCTTTTTCATATCCTAAATCTTTAAGGGAATTAAATACTTCTTGTCTAGGTCTATCTGTATATACTATAATTCTATTTTTAGCATGAGCTTTAATTTCATCATCTTCCAGACCTAGTTTTTTAATAAGTTCTTTACCTAATTTTTGAGCTTCAGGGGAAAGGTATTCTATAGGTTTTTTAACTTCAGAAAGATCAAAACCAAACAAAGATTCGAATATTTTCATATCATCTTCATTGTTGATATCAGGGTATCCTTTCTCGGTCCTATAAGACCATTCTAATATGATTTTGTCTATAAGATTCATTAGTCTCTTTTAAGATCTTCTTCTTCCATTTCATTACCATCTAAATCGATAGCATATCCGTAACCTTCTTTTTCGTACTTTTCTCCATCGTCGTCTCCATACACAACTGCGGAAATAAAATATCCATTAGAGTACTTATCAATATCAGTTATAGTCCCAATATCATTGGGATCTAGTTCTCCAACACTGTAAGATTTTCCTCCTACTGTTAGATCAGCTGCATCTTTTTTTTCAGCACCAAATTTATCTTTTATTGCTTTTGCAATACCTTGAAATGCCCAGTCGTTGTATTCTTTACGCAAAGCTTTTAATAATTCAATTGCTTGTTCTTTTGTATCTATATCATACTTTTCTAAAAAAGCTTCAGGGAATTCATTAGCCATTTTAGAACTAAATTCTAAAGAGTTAACTGCTAACTTAATATTACTTTCAAATAACTGAGCATTCGTAGTTATTTTATTTTCAATTAAAAATTTTCTTAAATCAAAATTATTTTTCATATTAATATACTTTATGCTGCTGGTTCTTCAGCAGGTTCTTCAAAATCTACTGGTTCATCGGTTAAGTCTTCTCCTCCTTCTTCTCCTCCAACATCAGCTGCTGCATCTCCAGCTGCATCATCTGCAGGTACATCTCCTCCGCCAGCTTCATCTCCAGGAAAGTCTCCTCCACCTCCTCCACCGGTATCGGTATCTGCTGGTTCAACTGGTTCTTCAGGTTCAGTCATTGGTCCTTCTTTATATAGTATAGCTAATTTATCTAATGCTTGCTGATAATCATCTATTTTATCTATCATATATCTTTTACCCATTATTTGAGCTTCAAAACCTTTACCTGTCCATTTTAGAATATAGTCTTGACCATTAGTTAAATTAATTCTAAATTCAGTAGGTCTAGGAGATATCCAATCTATTTTATCAACAAACTCTTTAAAGTCTTCTGTTTGTAATTTTATCAATGCTGCTTTTAATGTTGGAAATTTTTCAAGCATTTGGTCAGTAGCATCTTCTAATACTGTTTCAGGTCCTGCTTCTTCATTTATATTTTCAAAAGGCATTTCTTCTTTTTCCATATAACCTTTATCAGTTAACCAATTATGAACGTAAGATTCGTTACCAACTAATAATTCAACTTTTAGCATTTTAAACGTTCTAGGACCATAGTCTAGTTCTATTTTATCTCTATTATTATTTAAAATTACTCTAAGGTCACTTTCATCATTATTCATACCTTCACTCATAGACGATTTCATCCAGTTACTGAGTACTTCTCTAGCTTCTTTTTTACTTAAACCAAACTCTCTTGATAAATAAGGACCAGCTCCAAACATATTAGTTTCTCCAGAATCTCTTAAATCATCTAAAAAAGTAAACATTCTTTTAACTACTCCTTCATTTAATTTTTGTACTGATTCTTCCATTGCTCTAGCAGCTTTTAGCATAGCATATTGATCAGGTCTGTTATTTCTTAAATAATTTTGAATTTTTCTAAAATTAGTTTTTATAAGATCAAATAAATCTCTAGCTTTAGGATCAGTCTGTACTTCTTTATTACCCATCAATACTTTAATATCGTCAATGATATCTGAATAGCCAAAGTATAATTCCCTAAATGAAGGTAGGTTAATAACTTTATGAGCTACAGCACCAGTTTCTTTATTAACAGATCTTGTTTGGTAGTAAGTTTCCATTTCTCTATCTAAAAAATCATACTCTGGATACTCTGATTTACCGTATCTATCTTCTAATGCTTTTCTAACTTTAGGAGTAAGGTCTTTTAGCTTTAAGGTAGCTTTTTCTTTTTCTTGAAGAATTTCACCAAATGATTCTAATATTAACTTTTCTAGTTTATGCATATTATTTTTTTTCTTTTTCAGCTTTTGCAGCATATATTGCTTTTCTTTGAGCGTCAGATTTGTACTTACCTTCTTGTTTTAATTTACCGCTTTTAACCATTTTTTCAAATTGCTTGATATCTTTCTTATCGTTTCCTGAGGTTTTAAAATTA